ACTATTGTCAGCATCTTCAACTCGTAAAGTAGGAAATCCTGTACTTTTTAGATGAAGAAGTTGATCGGGAGAACTTTCACCAATACCAACCTTGCCTGCGTTGTCGATTCGTAGGCGAACAGTGCCGCCCGTTTGCAGATTTACAGAGGCTGAGCTAACTTCTCCGTAAATACCACCTAAATTACCGCCAGCATTGTTTGTAAATTTAATTCCTGGTTGTGATCCTGCGCCACCAGCATTTGCAGCAATAATTTCTAATGTTTGCGCGTTACCTGTATCTTCAAAAAGTGTTAAACGACTAGAACTAGCAAGAACTGATGCACCTATCCCAACATTTCCTGAGCTGTTGATTCGTAGGCGCTCGCCACGGGAGCCAGAAGATGTTGTGTAAAACAATAAATTAGAGCTGGCAGCACTTTCGGAAAAGATTCTTCCGTTATTGCTACTGCTATCCCAGTCAAAAGTTATCCCTTCATCAGTAACACTGCTAGTCTGACCTGAGATTTTTAATCCATTTCCTGCTACTTCTAGCGACTCACTAGGCGACGTCGTACCAACCCCAATTCTGCCAGCGCTGGTGACTCGTAGGCGCTGCGTTCCAGCAGTAGTGATCGCTAATGAATCCGCTCCAGGTGAAAAGATTCCAGTATTAGTATCACTCCCAGGTAGCAAGCTTGGTGCGGCTGCAGTGCCTAGCGGAAAACTAACTTTGCCGTTGGCGCTAATCAAGCCAGCAACGCCTAAAGTTGAGTCAAGAGTTGCAGCACCAGTAACATCTAAAGTCCCAGGGACATCAACGTTGCTTGTAAATTCAACGCCGCTGCCGCTAGAATCAGTCTGCAAAAGTTGACGCGCAGTACCGTTTGCAAGCTTGCTAACTGCAATTTCAGCACTTGCATTGATGTCAGCGTTGACGATCGTGCCGTCAGTTAACATCGTGCTAGTAACACTTCCTGTGTCACCAGTTGTTACTACCGTTCCGGTAACATTTGGCAGCGTAATCGTGCGATCAGCTGTTGGGTTTGTAACCGTTAAAGTTGTTTCATAGGCATCGGCTGCTGAACCTTCAAAAACAATGTTGACATTGTTGAGTTCGATATTGCCAGTCATCGTGCCGCCAGCTTTTGGTAGCTTTTCTGAGTCAAGCTCTTGAATGCCAGCCTGCACATCAGTAGCTGTGATGCCACCCGTAGCGATCAGCGAAATATTGCTTGCCGTTTGGCCCGCAATAGCGTTTGAGACATCAATCAGTTGATACTGAGTTCCAACCCCTTGGCTCAGAAGCATGTCTGGGGGTGCTAAAGCAACAGCAGGCGCAGCTCCACTGCCTGTTCCACTCGTATCAACAACAACGTAGTGATTAAGATTTACGCCAGCAGGGGCAGGAAGTGCCGCACCAACAGAAAAACCAGCCGATGAGCCAGCAGTTGTTACGCTGCTCAGCAAGTTGGTATTAGCGTTGTAGGCGCCAGCATTCACAAGGTTGCCAGACAGCACCGTGATTGGAACAAATGCAGTCCCTGTATTGATATATAAATCTTCCCCGGACTCATCGAAGAACAACTGACCTTTAAACCCTCCAGTTGGAAAAGTAGTTACATCATCAGTTGCTGATGCACCCCCAAAAAGAACAGTTGATTCATCAGCTAGTTTTGAAGCAGTAATTGCATTGTCGGCAATAATGCTTGATGCAATCGTGCCGCTTGTTAGCTTTGCAGCAGAATGATCAGGGATATCAGCGGGGTCTAATGTTTCACCCAAAGACACCAAGCCTTGCGCCGTAACTGTTACTTTCGTAAACGTGCCGGTGACTGGTGCATTGTCAATACTAAGGTTGCCACTTACATCAACTGCCAAACCATTGCCAGCAATAACAGCTCCCCTGTTCGAGTCTGTAGCAATCGGCAGATCAGCAGATGTGATTGCACGCCCGCCAGTAATTAAACCTTTTGCTGAGTAAGTAACAACATGATGCGTTGTCGTAGCTGTTACGTCATTGTCTATTTCAATTGTGTCTGAGTCCATGCGGAGACCTTCCGCGTTGACGATTACAGTGCCTTTGGCTGAAGTGCTAGCAGTCGGGAGATCAGTGCTGTCAATAGTTCTGTAGCCAACAACCCCGCCAGCACCTGTAGGACCTGCTAAAAACTGGTTGGCTGAAGTTGTGTCATCAATTGTTGCAGCAACAGTGACGGTTGAGCCGCTTGTGGTTGCCGTGATATTGACAAGACCGGCAGTGTCACCATTGACAGTGTTGATTGATCCGGCAGCTTTTAAACTGACCCATGCTGACCCGTCCCAGACGTATAAGAAATTGTCGTCTGTGTCTAGAGCAAATTGGCCAGTAAACGCGCCAGACGTTGGCAGCGTTGTGACAAGGTCAACAGTAGATTCATTGGCTAGCTTTGCTGCCGTGACGCTGTCGTCACCTAATTTTGCAGTTGTTACCGCACTGTCGGCAAGCGCAGCGGTTGCAATATCACCAGCTGCAAACAGGATTTTTGCCCCAGGGATCGTATCGTCACTGATTAAAGTGACGCCGTTGGCAATTAAATCGCCAACAGTCAGTTTCTTCGTTTCACTTGCGCTGGTGTCTACAGCAACCAAAAGGTCTGCCGAATTAAGGTCAGCCCCTGCAAGCGCATTTAGCTGACTAATCCTGAGATCTGCCATTTGTTAAGGCTCCGAGGCGCTGAACACTATTCTCGGCCCATGCTAGCAGCGGAGGAAAGGTCAGTCTTCTATAGAAAGATCCTCTTCATTCCCGCCGTCAGAAACAAGCTTGCCATCATCCTCTTGAACAAGGTTAAGGACAGTGTCCAGATCCATTTTTAATTCAATTTGACTTGTTGTTATAAAGCTTGCCGTCATTTGAACTGTATTGTCTAAAGGAAATTGCATTGCAACAGCAGTCAAAATAGCGTCGCATTCATACCAGACAGCATCGTTCAACCTTTCACTAACCCCGCTGGGGTTAAACCCTGCTTTTTTAAGATAAAATCTACCTCTAAAGCCACTGCCTACTTGGCTTCTTAAGGCCAGCTCCGCTAAATATTGCGGCAATTCTTGCGAAGTGTTTCCTGTGTAATCCCAGAAGCAAGTTAGTTGACCAGAGCCAGACATTAAGCTGCTGACTCTTGTTCTAAACTCATCTGACAAAGTTGTAGTGTCCACAGTTTCGCGCTCAGTATTAAGCTCGTAATTTGTAATTTGCGCTAAAGACCGCACCCTTGCGTTTTTTACTTTAAGCTCAATGTCATAATTGCTGCTAGGGCTGCTTAAAGCAACAGCGTTTGTAGACCCTCCAGTTACTGCGTGGGCGAATGTGTTGTAAAGAAACATACCGCCAACTTGATCAATATGAATGAATTTTTTTACACCATTAGACGTATTGCCAGTAATCAAATCTAAAGCTCCGCCGCCAACACGTTTTATCTCAACTTGATCCCCTGTAAGAAGCGTTGATTTTAAATCTGCCTTGCTAGCAAATCTTACACTAAATCTGTTTTTAGTTGCATTGATGTCACTGCCCCGTAGGTTAATTACAATAGGATCTTCATCAAACTGGCGTTGCAGTTCGATCTCACCATACGCTCCAAGGTAAACAGTCATTAGATGCTCACGCTATCAAGAGCGCCAGTTCCTTGAAATGATATTTCAGCCCTGACAATATCAGCTGTAGCAGCGCCCATGCTTGCGCTAGTGATGTACGCATCTAATCTGATTTTATTAATATCACTTCCATCGTTCCACACAAATTGAAGNTCAACAGTGTCGCTAGAGCTAACGCCATTAGACCCTGTTTTATACAGTTTGCTTAAAAAGCTGGCTGTGTTATGCGTGCCGTCGTCTTCTTTGTAATAAAGCAAAGTTGCAGCGCCGGCATAGCCAACAACCCCAGGGGTGTATGTCCGCAAGTTTTCGCCTAGCGTTGTAGTTTCTAAAGTTTCAAGGTTTGCTTGAATTGAAAAACTAACTACTTTTGCAATAGCGTTGCTTCCTACCCGCAGCTCGCCGTCTCTACCGCTATAGATTTTTGACATCAGAGCACCCCGATCAGATTAACTGTAACAGTGGTGACGCCAGGGCGCACCTGCGTAAATTGCGGTGCTTGCTCGTATCTGTACCTGACTCCTGCATCCGTGTTCCCAAAAAAGCTTGAGCTGCTTCCTTCAAAGCCTTCTTTTACCTTGCTTCCTAAGTTAAAACGCTTTAGCGTGCC